AAGCGTAAGGCTGCATGTACTGTGGATTCAGAAGGTCGCTGCTTTGGTTGCGAGATGGATCGTAAGGAGCCAAAGGTTGGTTGGAGAGCACGTATGCGCTTCTACTGCAATGTTTTGATTAATGATGGAACCGAAGAACCTTACATTGCTGTATGGTCTCAAGGAATTTCAAAGCAATCAGCATTTAACAACATTCGTGAATACGCACTTGACACAGGCAGCGTTTCAAATCTTGAGTGGAAGTTAAAGCGTAACGGTCAGGGAACTGAAACCAGTTACACACTTCTACCATCAAAGCCAGATGCAGAACCATTTTCATGGACAGGCTTTGAATTTTTCAACCTAGAGAAGGTTGTTCGTGAGGTTCCTTATCCAGAGCAAGAAGCATTCTACTTTGGATTCGACACACCTTCTGTTACCAGTACAAATATCGACTGGTAATAGATGAATTACGTAGGCTTACACGTACATACCCACTATTCCCTTTTTGACGGAATCGCTACTCCAGAAGAATACGTTGACCGTGCAGTTGAGTTAGGTATGCCAGCAATTGGCATAACTGACCACGGTACTTTATCTGGGCATAGGGAACTGCACCGTATTGCAAAAGCGAAGGGTATTAAGCCTATACTTGGCGTAGAAGGCTATATGTGTTCTGATAGATTTGACACTAGAGATAAGTCTGAAAGAGACGGAGATCTAGATTTAATCTATAACCATATAGTCCTTCTCGCTAAGAACCAAATTGGTTTAGAGAATTTAAATAAGATTAATGAGATTGCATGGACAGAAGGATTCTTTAAGAAGCCAAGATTTGACTTTGATATTCTTGAAAAGTATTCAGAAGGAATTATTGTAACATCGGCATGCCCAAGCAGTGTGCTTGTAAAAGCACTAGAGAACAACGAGTTTGCAATTGCAAAAAAGCATATTGAATGGTTTAAGCGAGTATTCAATGATGATTACTACATTGAGGTAATGCCACACAACCCTGAAGAAATAAACAAACAACTAATTGCTTTGGCAGATGAATTTGGAGTAGAGGTTGTTGTAACACCAGACTGCCACCATAGTTCAACAGATCAAAAAGAGATTCAAGAGTTTAAACTTCTTCTAAATACACATGTCAAGATTGACAAAGAGCATACGTTTGAAAAGTCAAAGAAGCAACCAGACATGATGAAGCGCTTAGATTATTTGTATGGAGAAGACAGACAGATCACATTTAATAAGTTTGATATTCACCTTCTTTCTTATGAAGAGATGAAGTCAGCCATGGAAGCACAAGGCATTGATAGACCAGATATATATTCTAACACTTTGAAGATTGCAGAAAAAGTCGGGGACTATGGAATCCAAGAAGGACTAGACTTACTACCAGTACAATACAAGAACCCAGATAAAGAATTAAAAGAACTTGCCCTTGAGGGTTTGAAGGAAAGAGGGTTTGAGGGTAATCGGGAGTACTTGGATAGACTTGATGAAGAGTTACAGGTAATTAAGGACAAGAAGTTTGGTCCATACTTTCTAGTTGTTCGTAACATGATTGTTTGGGCAAAGAAAGAGGGCATCCTTGTTGGTCCAGGTCGTGGTTCTGCAGCAGGTTCTCTTCTTTGTTATGTTCTAAGGATTACAGACATTGACCCAATCAAGCACAAACTTCTGTTCTTTCGTTTTATTAACCCAGACCGTAATGACTTTCCTGATATTGATACAGACATTCAAGACACTCGTCGTGAAGAAGTAAAAGATTATCTAGTTAGACAGTATCGACATGTTGCATCTATTGCTACATTCCTTTCGTTTAAGGACAAGGGTGTTGTGCGAGATGTTGCACGAGTATTAAATATTCCTCTTACAGATGTTAACAAGGTTTTAAAAATGGTTGACACTTGGGATGAATACTGTAGTTCAAAAACAACACGAGAATTTCGTGAGAAATATCCAGAGGTGGAGATATATGGGGAACAATTACGTGGTCGTATTAGAGGTACTGGCATTCATGCTGCTGGTGTTGTCACTAGTAAAGATCCTATTTTTAGGTACGCACCAATGGAGACACGCTCTTCTACTGGTAGCGATGAGCGCATTCCTGTTGTTGCAGTTGACATGGAAGAGGCTGAAAAGATTGGTCTAATTAAGATTGATGCTTTGGGACTAAAGACTCTTAGTGTACTTAAAGATGCACTTGAAATTATTAAAGAGCGAGATGGAAAACTAATTGATCCGCTTGACATTCCTATGGATGACGCAAATGTTTATCAAATGCTTTCTGATGGATATACAAAGGGTGTGTTTCAATGTGAAGCATCACCATACACAAACCTTCTTGTAAAAATGGGAGTAAAGAACCTTAATGAACTTGCTGCATCAAACGCTCTTGTTCGTCCAGGTGCTATGAATACAATTGGAAAAGATTATATTGATCGTAAGCATGGTCGTCAAAACATATCTTACACACACCAAGTACTAAAAGAATTTACGGAGGACACATATGGCTGTATTCTTTACCAGGAACAAGTTATGCAAGCATGCGTATCGCTTGGCGGTATGTCCATGTCGGAAGCAGACAAAGTTAGAAAAATCATTGGAAAGAAAAAGGATGCTAAAGAATTCGATGTTTTTCAGGATAAGTTTGTATCTGGTGCGTCTGCTTACATTTCACCTAATCAAGCGAAAGATCTTTGGCATGACTTTGAAGCACACGCAGGATATTCGTTCAACAAGTCTCATGCGGTTGCTTACTCTACGCTCTCGTATTGGACGGCGTGGCTAAAGTATCACTATCCACTAGAGTTTATGTACTCATTATTAAAAAATGAAAAGGACAAAGATGCGAGAACTGAATATCTTATTGAAGCAAAAAGAATGGGCATTAGTATTAAGTTACCTCACATTAACGATTCGGATATCGATTTTAAGATTGAGGGTAAGGGTATTAGGTTTGGACTCAGTGCTATCAAATTCATATCTGACAAAATTGGTGAACGATACATATCAGCACGACCATTTAATTCGTACAAAGAACTTGAAGAATTTACATTTACCAAGGGTAACGGAGTAAACAGTCGTGCCCTTCAAGCATTAAGAATTACTGGCGCTGCAACCTTTACGGATAACCCACGTAATGAACAAGAGATTAAAGAGAACCTGTATGAGTATTTAAATCTTCCAGAGTTTAATATTACCGTACCATCTCACTATCATGCATTTATAAGCCCAATTGAAGACTATGAAGAAAAAGGTTCTTTTATTTTGATGGGTATGGTAAAATCAATTAAGAGATCAAAGGGTTGGTCAAGAGTAGAAGTGCTAGATAAAACAGGAAGTGTAGGAATATTTGATGACGAACAAACAACTATTGAAGCAGGCTTATCGTATATCATTCTTGCTAATGATAATAGGATTCTTTCTGCTGTGCCTGTCGACTCCATAAAAGGATCTACGACTGGGTTAATTAAGTTTTTGGGATATAAACAATTACCATACAAGGATGATGAAATGTTTGTAGTTTCTTTTAAACCAAGAATTACAAAGACTGGAAAGAAGATGGCGTCCCTAACAGTAGCCGATACTGCAAGAGACCTACATTCTATTACGGTTTTTCCAACGGCATTTGCAAAAGCCTATATGAGAATTGAAGAAGGAAATGCTTATAAGTTTTCACTTGGCAAGACCAAGGATGGAACAGTTGTATTGGAGGATGTAAATGTCAGTTAGTGTTGAAGAGGCTTTAGCCCAACTAGATCCAAAACTAAGAAAGAAACTTGGAACAGGGGTTGGGGTTAACTATGAGTATCAGCCTACCCCTAGTTACGGTTTAAACCGTGCTCTAGGAGGTGGGCTGCCTTATGGTAGACAGGTACTTATCTGGGGCTCTAAGTCATCTGCAAAGTCTTCTATGTGCCTTCAGATGATTGCTCTAGCACAGGCAGAAGGAAAACTGTGTGCTTGGATTGATTCAGAAATGTCATACTCAGAAGACTGGGCTAGAACTCTGGGGGTAGATCCAGAAAAACTAATTTACTCACAAGCAAGAACTATTAGTGACATGGTAGATGTTGGTGTTGGATTGATGAACGCTGGAGTTGATTTAATTGTGGTAGACTCTATTACATCGATGCTTCCTGCAATTTATTTTGAGAAGGACACCGATGAGATGAAGGCTTTGGAAAATACAAAGCAGATTGGAGCGGAGTCCCGTGACTTTAGCAATGCTTGGAAGATGCTTAACTACGCTAACAACAAGGTTAAGCCAACTCTTCTTGTGCTTATTAGTCAGTCTCGTAACAATATTAATGCTATGTATACTAGTCAGCAGCCTTCTGGTGGCCAGGCTACTAAGTTCTATTCTTCTTGTATTATTAAACTTTTTTCATCAGAATCAGACAATCAAGCGATTAAGGGCAAGATCAAGGTAGGAGATAAATTAATTGAAGAAAAAATTGGTAGAACTATTAAGTGGGAACTCCAGTTCTCTAAAACCTCTCCAGGGTTCCAATCTGGTGAGTATGATTTTTATTTTAGAGGTGACGATATTGGTCTTGATACCATTGGTGATCTGGTTACTACAGCAGAACTAAACGGTATTGTAGAACGCACAGGTGCTTGGTACATCTTGCCTGACGGCTCAAAAGTCCAGGGTAAAGAAGCATTTGTTAATCGTGTAAGAGAGGATCTTGAGTTGCAAGAATCAATCAAGTCAAAACTCAATGGCTAGTTATAATGTTTATCATGGAAAGTTTGTATGCCACGACTGTAAGACTGAGGTTAAGTCTTTAAGGTTATACGCAGAAACCAAAACTGCGACCTGGATGTGCCCAAGCAAACATCTTAGTACTGTAAAGTTTGGAAAGCAGAAGTGGAAAAGTGATGACAGAGAAGAGTGAGTCTAAGCGCATTGGTGCAAAACAACATAAAAACTCAGGCCGTGGTACTCACAAGGGAGATGCCTCCTGGGAAAACTTTACTGTTGATTTTAAGGAAGTCGGAAAGTCTTTTACTATTAATAAAGATGTTTGGGCCAAGGCTACAACTGACGCTATCAGAAATGGTAATGACCCAGCAATAGTTATTGCTATTGGCGAGGGGAACTCAAAAGTAAGACTTGCAGTAATAGAGATGTCAGTATTAGAGCAACTAGTGGATAATGGTATAATATAATCATGGAACAAGGAATTAAAGGCGAAGCCTACGATAAGTATCAAGAGTTTAAAAATAATCAAAATGTCAAGGTTTCAAATGAAGATTTTGAAACTATGATAGTTTCAGATATTTTTAACCAAGAAGACATTGACTTTTTATATGAGTGGGTTGAGTCAGTCCCTGAAGAAAATATAAAGGTTATGGAGTGGGGTGGATTAAAGGCTTGGCATCACCCACTACCTAAAAGAATTGTTGATAAGATTAATGAGTCAGTAAAAAAGAACATTGGTGACATGCTTGTTTTAAGACAAGATTCATCATTTGCAAGATATGATCAATCTACTGGTTGGAAAAATAAGTTACACCCACACACAGATACAAGGCCATCGCAAAGAGTTACTTTTGACATACAAATAAAAACTGATGATCGATGGGGAATAATAGTAGAAGATAAAAAGTATTATCTTGAGGATGGTCAAGCACTTGTCTTTGCTGGAACACAGCAAAACCATTGGAGAGAAAAAAAGAATATTCCAAAAGGTAGCATTACAGATATGATTTTTTGCCATCTAGAATGGGTTGATGATCAACCACTAGATGAAAATCAAAAAGAAATACTAGGTCAACGCAGCAGGTTCCTTGGTGAGTTTTATGACATTCACGGAAACGATATACCATACACAGAAGAAATAGGAGAAAATAATGAAGCATGATGAGGTCAACACAATAGTAGAAGATGTATTTACTAGAGATGAAATTAACGATATCTATAAGTCATTGCAAAATAGTTCTGGTGGTTCCTTTGTAAAGATTCATGCACAAGCAAACACCTTTATTCAGTTACCTGAATCTATTGTTGACAAAGTAACCAGCATTGCAAGGAATATTAGCAGCAATGAAAATATTGTTTTAACAGAATATTGTCATGCAAGATACAATAATGTTACAAGTAATTGTGGTAAGTTTCACTACAAGCCATCGCTATTTCCTCATTATGACGAGACATTTAAAGAGCCCAGATTTACCTTTGACTACCAACTACAATCAAACACAGAGTGGCCACTTATAGTTGCTCCAGACAATCGATTTGTATTAAAGGATAACCAAGCAGTAACTTTTAGCGGAACAAATCAAATTCATTGGAGAGAGCCAAAGCATTTTGCAGACAATGAGTTTGTTGAAATGGTATTCTTTCATTTCACAGATCCAACTGCAGGAGCAAAAGATCCTGAAGTAAATAAATCGTTAGATGAAAAAGCGTCTACTTATATGGAACAATTTTTCTTAAATGGTGGTTTCACTAATGACAACTCATAATAATATTCCAGGTCTTCATAAATATTTGACTGGATTTGAAAACTACACAAAGCCACTTCCTTTTTATATAGAAGAACTATTTACAAAAGAAGAAAGACAACAACTTAGAGATCTAATTGAAGAAAACAGAAAAATAGAACCATTTATTATTGGTGATAGGATTGAAGATGGCTATATTAGAACCTCAGAATTCAGAAGTAGGTTTCAACCAAAGATAGCAAAGAACATGTCAAGAACACTAATAGAGTTTGACATGCCAAAAAACCTTGAAGATAAACTGGACGCAGTGGCAAAACCACTTTACAATGGGGACACCGCCCTATGCCACTGGAACTACATAGACTATAACATAAAATATGGCTATGGAGATAACAGCCCAGCCTTGCCACCACACCTTGATGCAGATGAGAATCTTATTACAGTAAACTATTGTTTAGATACGAACATCGAATGGGATCTTTATGTTGGAAACTGGAATGACACCAGTAACTTTACAAAATACTCTGTTGGTCCTGGGCAAACAATTGTTTTTAGTGCAGTTAACCAGATCCACTGGAGACCAAAAAGAAAGTTTAAGGAGGGCGAGTTCTGTGAAATTATCAGCATGGACTATTGCCCTACAACAAGTTATAGATTTACGGGAGAAAAAAATCCCATAGATCCAGAACACTCTCCAAATCTTAGAAAACAATATTTAGATGAATTACAATCAAGACCAGATATGATAGCAGCATTTGATCTTTGGAACCAAGAAGGCCTTGCTGATGGAATTGATTTTAGGGCAATGGGTTAAAATGTACTATAAGCAATTTGAATCTAAGACATCTATAGAAACAAAAGTCTATAAAGATTTTTTTACTAATGAAGAGATAGATGAAATTCTTGAATGTGTAAATAAACAAAAAGAGTTAGAATTTGGAAGTGACTTTTATGCACCAACACTTCAGCCATCGCTTGGAAGGATCCACATAGAAGTAAAATATCCAAAAGATATTTTAAAAAAACTAGAAGACTTTGCTTCTAAACTTTGTGGAGAAGAAGTAGTACTTACTCACAACAGTTACTATCATTACAACAAGAAGTACAATCCTGATATAGAGTCGCCAGTTTTAAAACCACATCGTGATTTTGATAACTATTACTCAAAACTTACTCTGGATTATCAATTAGAAAAAAATGTAGACTGGGATATAGTTATTGAAGATGAAAGGTATAGTCTTGAGTTTGGAGACATGCTTGCCTTTTGGGGTGCTGGTCTGGTACACTGGAGAGAAAACAAACCACTTGATGAAAATGAAAGTACATCAGTTTTGACACTACATTTCTCTAACAAGGAAGACCACCAAAACCTTAACAACTTAGCAAGAACTGAAGAAGAAAGAGAAAAGCGAAAACTTAAAAACTTAGAAGATCCCATTTTGCAAGGGTATAAAAAGCAATGGGAAGAAGAAGGAATAAGATTAAATAATAAAGACAAAGGGGTATGAGTTATGGAACAGCAAGCAACAACAATAGATATGGTAAACGGTCTAGTAGAAATTGCAGACTACATGGAAGATGAGGAACTAACCATTGCTCTCACAATGATTGCCAAACTAATCATAAAGCCAGACATTCCAATCAATGTTGCACATGTGGAGATAGTGAGGCTTCAAGCGATTGCTGCCAAGATGGCCTTTAAAGCAACCTGGATGGCCAATGTAGACAAGTCTGATCGTGGAAAGAAGAATCTTTACTATACTGCTGCAGAATCTATTAACAACTTAGTCTCAGCACTTAAATATATCACACGCTAATCTGCTATAATTATACTAATAGAAACGAGTAAAACATGACAAAAAGTTTATTACAGCAGATTATGGTCAAGCAGGAAAAGCCACCAGTTCACTCAATAGATGTTGCTGGCTTGACTGAAAAAATTCAGTCTGGCTATACCGTAAATCGTATTGACAAGCAGACGCAAAAGAAAACTTTTGCACCGTCAACTATTGCCTATGGGCATGGAGAGTGCCCAAGATATTGGTACCTAGCCTTTGACGGACAGATGTTTGAAGATGATGCAAGCCCATACAGCGCAGCAAATATGACTGCAGGAACCAAGTCTCACGAAAGAATTCAAGAAGCAATGGGCAACGTTCCAGATTTTCTTGTTGATTCAGAATTTAAAATAACACATAACGATCCTCCAATTTTTGGTTACGGAGATGTTATTGTTAATTGGCAGGGAGAAGAACTCCTTGGCGAAATCAAGACAATGATGAATGAGGGGTTTGAATACCGAAAGGCACACAACAAGCCTAAGACTGGTCACCTGATTCAGTTACTAATTTATATGAAGATTCTTAAGAAAGCAAAGGCAGTTCTTATTTATGAAAATAAGAATAACCATGAGTTGCTCATACTTCCAGTAGAAGTAAATGATTATTATCGTCGGTGGGTAGACCAGACGTTTGAATGGATGAGATCAGTTCGTAAGGCTTGGGTTGACAGAACCCTTCCTGAAAAGAACTATCGCTCAAATTCAAAAATTTGCAAATCATGTCCTATTAAAAAGGCTTGTGCAGATGCTGGTAAAGGAGACTTTAAATTAAAGTCCTTGGAGCCTATAGATGAAGCATTGTCAATGGTGTGATAAAGTATTTGAAACAGAAATAACTTATCAGATATACTGTTCGCCACCGTGTAGAGATGAAGCAACAAAAGAAAAAATTGCTGCTCGTTATATTATTTCTAGACGACAAAAGAGAATAGGCAAGAAGAGAAAATGCAAATCTTGCGACGAGCAATTGTCTATTTATAACGATGAGCAACTTTGTAACAAATGTAATGTTAACCCAGGGGATGTAACAAAAGCATTAAAGATAATTAAGGACAACTTAAAATGAAACTAGCAGAGGCAATAGGAACTAAAATTCCAAAAACTATATGTGCTATAGATGCAAGCACCAATAGCCTTGCCTTTGCTATTTTTGACACCCAACAAAAAACTTTAGAATCAGTAGGTAAAATTACATTTAACGGAAAAGATACTTACGAAAAGGTTATGGACGCTGGGCAAAAAGTTAAACTATTTATTGATCTCTACGGAGGATTTGAGGCCATTGTAATTGAGCACACAGTATTTATGAACAGTCCTAAGACAGCAGCAGATCTGGCTTTAGTGCAAGGAGCAATTCTTGGATCAGCAGGACAGTCTGGAACTAAGGTTATAGGCAAGGTTGCTCCAATTACTTGGCAAAATTTTATTGGCAACAAAAAGATTTCTAAAGATGAAAAACTATTTATTAAATCACAAAATCCAGGCAAGTCAGAATCATGGCTTAAAACACATGAAAGAGAACTAAGAAAGCAAAGAACAATTAACTTTATTAATATTCAGTACGACAGAACCATTACTGATAACGATGTCGCAGATGCTTGTGGTATCGGGCACTGGGCTCTAAAAAACTGGGGGAAAGCAATTGGAGTTGACAAATAACCTTATGGCTGCTAAACTATATACAAGTGAGACTTTTATGCGTAAGAGGTATCTTATGGATAAGAAGACTCCAGAAGAGATTGCAAAGGAATGTGGATGCTCTTTAGAGACTGTATACGTTTACCTTGCTAAATTTGGATTAAGGAAGTCTAGAAGATGAACAAAGTTGAAAAGGCATTGGTAGCACTTGCTGTAGCAGGTGCAGTTGGTTTTAGTTTTGCATTTGCTTTACTAAAAGGAATTCCAGAAACGTTTGATTGGGAACTTGATGAAGAGGAAAACTATGAGTGAAGAAACACAGTTTACTATTGGCCAGGTCTGTGATGAGATAAAGTCAATGCTTATTTCAAAAAACAAGTCTTATGGAGATTCAGCGCTTAACCCTGTTAGAATTTTTGCTACCTCTGACAATGTTGAACAACTACATGTTCGCATTGATGATAAACTTTCTAGGATTTCAAGAGGTGGATCCTTTGTTGGTGACAACGATATTGATGACCTGATTGGCTATTTAATCTTGCTAAAAATTGCACGGGAGTTAAATAATGTCAACTGAAGATGACCTAGTTAAGCACCTTGATCAAGTCAATCAGGTAGTAGAAGAATATTTAAAGGGAAACGACCCAACAGTAATTTCAAAACAATTAGACATACCAAGACAAAGAGTTGTGACACTTATTAATGAGTGGAAAGTTATGGCATCTGCTAATGATGCTATACGTGCTCGTGCAAAAGAAGCACTTGCTGCTGCGGATACACACTACAGTAAGTTAGTATCACGCACATATGAAGTTATTGATGAGGCATCAATGACAAATAACCTTAGTGCAAAGACTGCTGCAATTAAACTTGTTATGGACATTGAGTCTAAAAGAATTGATATGCTACAAAAGGCTGGCTTGCTTGAGAACAAGGAACTTGCTGAAGAGATGATGGAGATTGAGCACAGACAAGAAGTGCTAGTTGCTATATTAAAAGATATTGCGTCGGAGTATCCTCAAGTTCGTGATGAAATTATGCGTAGACTTTCTTCCTTTGCAAAAGACAACGAGGTGATTACAGTTGTCCACGACATTCAATGAGTTTTTTGAAGTACTAAAAGATAACAGTTTTGCAGAGGTTCCTGTAGATGCTAAGACATTTGTTGAGGGTGAAGAGTATTTAGGTCAGCCACCACTGTCAGATATTCAGTATGACATTGTTGAGGCAATGAGCCAGATCTATCGCAAAGAAGATTTAATAGAACTAATGGGAGAAGAAAAAGGAGCACGGTACTATGAAAAATACACAAAAAATGAAATCATATTACAACTTGGCAAAGGAAGCGGTAAAGACTTCACCTCTACTGTGGCTTGCTCTTATATTGTATACAAATTACTTTGTCTTAAAGACCCTGCAAGATACTTCGGAAAGCCATCTGGAGACGCTATAGATTTAATCAATGTTGCTATCAATGCTCAACAAGCAAAAAATGTTTTCTTTAAAGGATTTAAAACTAAGATTGAAAAATCTCCGTGGTTTGCTGGAAAGTTTTATGCAAAGGCAGACTCGATTGAGTTTGATAAATCAGTTACTGTTTACTCTGGTCACTCAGAAAGAGAATCGCATGAGGGGCTAAACCTTTTACTTGCAGTACTTGATGAGATTTCTGGTTTTGCTTCTGAGGTTGGCACAGGTAATGAACAATGAAAG